AAGAAAAAAAGAAACAGAAATAAACGTAAAAGAAGAAAATTTATTACGTCTATTCCAAAACCAAAAGAAGACGTTTTTAGTCCATGGGTCGGAAATATTCTACCTATGCTAGGACAGCAATACAGGTTGGATCAATTGAAGAACGATTCAATAGTCAACGAAGTATTCTACACTAGCGATTACAAGAAATTCAAAATCATGGAAGATAATCGTGAAATCAATACTAAACATGTTGGTGAACTAATAGAAAATATTAGAACAGCAGGTCAACTTCAGCCCATTATTATTAATGAGAAAAATGAAATAATAGATGGACAAAGAAGATTTAAATGTTGTAAACTTCTCGGTATTCCTGTGATGTATCTTGTGAGTCACAAGACTACCATCAAAGATGTTTTGATGATAAACACATCACAAAAATCTTGGTCCAGTTTAGATTATTTGAGGGCCTATAGCCACACTAATCACTGGAACTACGCGGAATACAGAAAAATCTTAAACTTTAAAGAAGATTATAACATCAAATTCGATATTATTCTATTCTTATTATATGGACAACCATTAGTGCATAATGCAGGAAAAGGCCTTAAGGCTTTTAAGATGGGTGAGTTTAAAGTTGAAAATTTAGAAAAAGCTCAAAGACAAGCGAGCCAACTTCTAAAGATTAAAGCTTTTGCACCTAATCTTGTTAACATAGCTAAATTCTGCAAGGCATGGTTGAGAGTATCTGTGGTGGAAGATTTTTCTTTGACAATCGGGTACAAACAATTGGAAAATAATACCAAGAAGTTTGACAAATGCCAGAATCAAAGAGATTGGGATGAGGCTATGGTTAAAGCATATAACCATAACTTAAAAAAACCCCACCAAAGAATATCTATCTTAAAAGATGGTTTTTAAAAATGAGGGGGCCTTCGGGCCCCTTTAAAAATTATGACAGAATTAACAAACGAACATTTTGAATTGCATAGTGCAAACAAAGATAAACAATATAAGTTAAAGAAGGAATCACAGATGATGAGTGACAAAGACATAAAAGAATTTCATGATTTAGATAAGCTTAAACGAGGCTTAAAAAAATCTCATAAATACAGTTATATACAAGGAAAACAGGTTACGAATGTAGATACAGGAACCAGGTATTATGACTTCGCCGGTGTACGACTACCAAGCGTCACAACAGTTCTTGCAAAGACAAAGAATCAGAGTTATTTAACGGCCTGGAAAAATAAAGTTGGACATGAAAAAGCAGAATCAATTAAGAATCTATCATCAAAGCGAGGGACTGCCATGCATAAGTTCTTGGAGTCTCACATACAAGGTGTTGGCTACGATGATCTTACGCCAATCGGACGCGAGGCGAAGCCCATGGCCGAGAAAATTATTGAAATGGGTCTTGCACCTGTGGAAGAATACTACGGTTCGGAAGTCATGTTACATTACCCTGGGTTGTATGCTGGGAGTACTGATCTCGTATGTATGCACAACGGTCTTGCGACTATTGTAGACTTTAAACAGGCCAACCGGCCTAAGAAAGAAGAGTGGATAGAGGATTATTATATACAAATTGCAGCATATGCCATGGCTCATGATGCATATTATGGTAGTAATATTGAACAAGGAGTCATTATGGTATGTACTCCTGACCTATATTACCAAGAATTCAAGGCAGAAGGGGCTGAATTGAAGTCCTGGAAGCACAAGTTTCTTAAGAGACTGGATCACTATAACGAGCTTATCTTTGATGAGAAGGAGAGAGCTAAGGTGGACATGACCGAATTACTAGGGGAATTTGAAAAAGATACGAGCTCCACGGACCACGGATCACGGCACAAAGATGGCTAAAATGAGGCGAAAAGAAGGCATTTAGAATTATTCTAATGAAGAACCCAGTTTTGTATAGGTATGGGAAAAAAAAATAAATAAAAAAAAAAAAACATCGAAAAAAAAGTGTCTTTTTGTACATTTGACTTAGAAGTGTTGGTATGTAACAATAATGATTGCCAAATTGTGGAAATAAAAAGTGTCATGTGACAGATTATTCTGTCACTTTAGGTCCAATCTCAGATTGCCCGCGCGCGAAGCGAATCGTTTTTTCCTTTTTTCTGATTTTTTTACCATACATATACAGAATTTTGAGGTATAAGATCGGATGCCAAAGAAGAGGAAAATTAATATATCCCAGAATATTTCAGAACCTATACCATTTCCAAAGTATAGGGTGCTATGGGTAGACTGTGTCAGCGATTCTGGTTGGGCGAATGAAACAGATTTTAAGAAGATGAAGTTGGCTACTCCTGTTAATGAGGGTTGGATATTTTCTAAAGATAAAAATTCAGTTAAGATGTTTGCATCATATGATAAGGAAGATGATGGTAGTTTTACTTTTGGGGATCGGACGATGATTCCTCGGGCTTGGGTGAGGAAGATGGTAAAGATTTAATTGGCTCTTCAGAATCCCCTTCCACAATCTTTGAATCTAATAGAGGCGCGTAGTCGTCTAAAATTTGCTTCATTTTTGCTTCTAGTTGTTCCTCTGTCAGCTCTTCTAGTTTCCCATGTTTTATTATTTTTCTGTCTATGTATAACCCTGCTGCTTTCCCACGATTGGTTTCAGCATTTACAGCAGAGGAAAAACTTCCTTTCTTCAAAGCCATTTGCTTAATTCTATCTAGTTCTGCTATGTGGGTTTCATAATTAACTTCAAACTTCTTAAGTCTTTCTTCTTTTAACTCACCTACAAATTTTGCTACAAGCGGGGACAGTCTTGGATTCATAAGCTCTGATCCTTCTTGTCTTGATCTCTTATGGCTGTAACCAGCCAGCTTTGCTGCTTCCATCTGTGATACAGGTCCTTCAGGTCCACCAAATACTATAAATTCGGCAAATCTCTTTTGCATTTCCGTCAGTCTTTTATGAACTCCCATGGTTGACAATTTAAGGTAACTCCCTTATAAAGTCAATATGAAAGATGATCTCGAAAGAGCTGTTGATGCCACTTATGAAGACGAACATACCTCTAGACGCACTGTTACTATACCTCTTAAAGAGTATGATGAGCTCAAAATAGAACAACATTACATTAAAGATCCATCTTTAATATCTATTATTGATAAAGTGGAAGAATTAATTAGAGCATTAAGAAAACATATTATAAGAAAATGACAGAAGATTTAATACATTTGATTGAGCAATATAAAAAAGAAATTTGGGAGTGGAAACAAAAAGAATCTGAGTGGATAAGAGATAAGAATCAGCTAGAGGGTCATAAGCATATTGTGGAAGAACTTTCTACTAAAATAATAGAGCTAAGAAAAAATTTGACAGAAGTAGAAGATGATAATAAGAAGCTGGCAAAACAAATTGAACATCTAACTAATCACAGAAAGTTTTAATGCGAGTACAAGATTTACAACAGTTTCTTAGTTCCTTTACTGAAGGTTCGGATGCAATAAAGAATGCTACTCTCTTTTGTGAAGTTGATGGTACATTGTATGATGTGAGAAGAATGGAAGTGCATGAGAATGCTGTTCCTATTATTGGTCATGCCGGACATACAGCTCATCGTTTAGTTTTAAAAACTCAAAAACCATCTAGTATTATACTACCAGACAAGCTACAAAAAGATTACTAATGCATGAGGTTGTAACCTCAATAAAGACATGGGTCCAGAGGCAAAATTATATCAAAAACTTCGGAAGAAATCACCCGACATTTCATGGACAAGGCTTGAAAACGTTAGCTCTCTCGGTACTCCTGATCTATTGGGCTATAATACTTCTGGCACATTTTTTACAATAGAATTAAAAGTAACCAAGAGAAACAAACTCCGCTTCTCACCACACCAAATTGCGTTCCACGTGAAACATCCGCACAATACATTTATCTTAGCCGAGGGCCTCGGTCCGAGGCTCGTGAAACTTTTCCGTGGTTCACGGATCACGGAGCTTGTAGCTTCCGGCTTGGAGCTTGAAGCTTGTCGCTTGGGGCTTGACGCTTCGGTTGATTATCTGAAGAACCTGAACTAGGTTCTGGTTTGGGCTTGGAGCTTGCAGCTTGACGCTTCCTTCTCTCAGCTCTCAACTCTGCGTAATATTTAGGATGATAATACATTAGTGTTTGCCGTATGATACATGCTTAACGGATTTTGTCCAACACATCCTGCATTCTCTACATTTTTTTCCCTGTTGTGGGGCCGGGCAGGTTGCGCCCTTCGTTACCACGCTTGACGTGTGAGTCCAGGCCGTGGACGGTGGGCCATCGTTTTTGCTTCCTGATAATCTAATTATTAAATTGCTTGGAACCTCTTCAGGATCCGGCAGGTATGGCCGCTCTTGTGTTGGCAGCCAGTGATTGGTATCAGGTGTTAACCTGCAGACCGTTAAAATTTTTTGCATGTGATCATGAGACTGGACGTCCCCTGCATCATGCCATCGAAACCATTTCTGTCGTTTAATTTGTGCAACCATAGCCGTGACCCATGAGTCATGGACCAGGCTGGCCAGTCTATAGTACTGAGCTTTTTTAATTGCTGGATATCTAATATAATTTCCTTTTAATGCATAGCAGCCGTAGCAGGGTGTGCCCGGGACCTTCCGGAGCTTGGAACCTGTTTGGCAGGCCCACGCTGGGAGGCTATAGCTAAGGCCCGGCATCTTAGTGGTTCGAGTCATAGAGCCCGTTATTTTTATTGCTTCTGATACTTTCATACTTTCTAATCTCACTATATTATTTAATTATGTCTTTTTTAAGGCGCTTGAAGCTTGGAGCTTGCCGCTTGGAGCTTGCAGCTTTGGCCGCGGGCCGCCTTTTATTTTTCAATCTCAGGTTGTGCCGGAACCGCTCTGCAGCGGTTCCGGTATTCCAGGTTACAGTTTTATACATTAGTTGGATTTTTTCTTCATGGCTGCACCCTGCATCATGATATCATCAGCTGGAAATTGTCCAGATAATGCTTTACCAATTTGCGAGATCATTTTGACCTCAGCGTGTTTTTCGTGTTTGTCTTTGTATTTGATATATTCCTTGTTCAAGCTTACAGGCTCAAATTTAGAATGATACCAGATACCACCATCATAAGAATTTTTTAATTTCTTCTCATTAATGTATTGACTGGTTGAAACATTCCATTGATTATCTTTAAATAAATAAATATATTCAATATGAATATCTCCACGCATATGATACATGTACATCCACTCATCGCGATAGGTCTTTGCTGGATCTTCATCTCTGTCCCAGTCTCGACCGTAAAAACTACATTCATCTAGAGTGTCACCTAAATAACTGGCGTCACCATGATTGAATAGTTCTTTGGCTGAATCATAATTGTTGTAATGATCAACCAGGCATTTACCTACACCGTAGGGATACCCATCACTATGGACATATACAACTTTTACTTTTTTTGTCTTTGGGTCTTCTATTGCTATATTACTTCTTGTACTCATGTTTTCCTTTCGTTTATTCTATCCTATCATACATAGGATCAGTTGTCAAGCTTGGAGCTTGAGGCTTGCAGCTTTTTTCTTATTCAACTCCAGGTTGAATTTTTCAACCTCAGGTTGAATTTTCCTGATCCCAGATCCATTATTTTACATGCACGACAGCATTCACAATGGATCAGGGATCAGCCATCTCGTGGCAAGCAGATTTCTCTGGCTGGACATTCCAACGCCATACGACACGACAACTGATCCCAGATCCACTAGAAAAATTATTCAGATAAAACTAGCGGATCAGGGATCAGTTCTGGTAATGCTAGTTTCTGTTTTACAGGTAGCACAACCAGAAGTTGTCCCAAAAAAACACTATTCTAAAAGTTGTCTGGTCTTCCATGTTAAAGGGTAGATTAACCCACCTTTTAAAATTTAGTTTTAATATATCCTATTTAATGCTTGACAATAGATTTGTCAAGGTATAAAAAACATTTATGCAAAATAAAACGAAAGGCAAAAAATGAGTAAAATAAGAATGAATACCGAATTTAGAAATAAGATTTTAAATAGGTATATTGAAAGTGCAGAAAAAGAAATCACTCAAGAGAGTGATGCTTTTAATGGTGCAAGAGAAAAAGTTAATGAGTTATATCTAAAAGCTTTTGCTCTTGCAAGATTAGTTGTTGAGAGAGCATATCCAAGAGTAGATGTTGTAAATTGTGAAACATTAAAGAAAAAATATGGCGACCCTTTAGATGTTGTAGCAAAAGACAAATGCTTTTATTTCTCTTATGCAAAAGATAAACTAGAAGAAAATGAAAATGAAGATGAAGATGATAGAAATATATCTGAACATTTTGATTTTGGTTTGTATGGTGATGCAGATAATGGAAATAGTTATAATAATGATAGTGGCAAAAGATTTGCTTATGCTTATTATAGAGAAGAACTAAAAGCAAAAGACCTTAACCCTGACATCTATGCACAACAAAATGGCAAAGATGATAACCCACATAAAACAAAGCATATTGATTTGAATGATAAAGCTTTGGGATATTCTGGTTATTCAAGTTATAATGCTAGAGATAACAATGTCGGAATTGCTAAAGACTTTGATAAGCAATACGAGTTAGATATTATTGGAACTAGCCATTGTAGATCAAGAACTATTGCGTGTACTCAAGAGGAATTTTTAATCTTCAAGATGTTCAAACAAGCAAAAGCAGATGTCATCACTTGTCATCAAACCTGGATTGATAGCATTGAAAAACAGAAAACAGCTATGAAAACCGGTTTGAAAGCTTATAGATATTTAAGCGAGGGTGTTGAGTTGATGAAAGAACTTGATATCAATATTGATGAGGCAGAACTTGTTAGATGTAATTCAACCGGACTAACAATCTACAATCCGCAGAACTTGGCTAGTATGATTAAAGGAATGAAGAATACAACTATAAGTAGAGAACAAAAAATAGCTTTGAGAAAACAATACGAGAGGAATAATAACTTAAATTAAGCTATTGACATGAGGGAGTATTCCTATATACTCCCTCATATACAGAACGAAAGGAATAAAATGAAGATAATAAAATACTTTACATGGCACATGAAATCTAGAAATAAGATAGATACTGTTAGAGGTGTTGACGAACATGAAAACTTTAAATCAAAACAATGGAACGATAAAAATGGAAACCCTTGCTATAACTTTTGGGATATTGATGCAGAACACCCAAGAACAGCAGTCAACTATAGTGTGAGGAAAGCATGAATAGAACTGAAACAATTATGATTATAGGTTTTTATATTTTCTTAATGTCAGTCTTTGCTCTCGTAGAGTGGGGGATTCTATGAAACTTTGCCAAGGACCAAAGTGCCATACTTACGATACCAAAGATAGATTAAGAGGACCGAAAGAAAACAAAGTTCCACAAACTAGAAGAAGATCATCAATGTATTATGGCAATGGAAATTTTTGCGACCAACGATGTTTATATGATTGGGTTGATAAATACATTGAAAGCGGTTTAAATCATTTTGGAAGATTAACTCAACCTATAAAACTAGAGGAACGCAACGCATGGAATAAATCTTTTGATTGGGATAGTGATTATGAGAATAGAACTTATTACACTTATAACCAAATAACAAGAGAACAAAGACCATTGACCGAGCAACAATATCGTGATAGTAATTACACATTAAACGAAAGGTAGAATGACAAAAATAAATAATGATAGACTAGGAAACTTAACACGTGATGATATTAACTTTCCTAAATACTTAACACCTGAGATAGTTCATACTGCATTGTATATTCATAATGCACCAACTAAAGAAGACATAATCAAACGAGTTGAATACATGGCTAAACAAATTGGTGATGAAGCAATGAGTTATGCTATGGCATTACTTGTATTGCCTAGACTCATGGAGAATATGCAACAACACTCACAAGAATACAAAGACTTCAAAGCTTCTCGCAAGAAGACACTCAACTAAACAAGTAACACAACTCAGGGGCGAAAAATTTCGCCCCTGATCTTCATCTCATATCAATAGAGGTACCAAACCCAATCCAAATTAGCGTCAAAGATTAAACATCGATCCCCTTATATAAAAAGGGGTCCCACAACCTAGGCTAGAATTGCTTGATTTGGAGAGTCAATGCTGCTAAAAACATGTTGAACACCTTAAAAGGGTGCAAAAAAATTATAAAAAATTTTTATGAATTTAAATACCGTTGATATTAGTAAGCTTCCCGCTCACGTTAGAAAAAAATTTCTTCAATTCCAAGTAATGCATGCCGAAAAAAAGATCCAAGGTAGGGCAAAAAATGACTTTTTAAGCTTTGTTAAGTGCGTTTGGCCCGAGTTCATTGAAGGTGCGCACCATAGACATGTTGCAAAAAAATTTAATGATTTGGCGGCAGGAAAAATTTCACGTTTAATCGTGAACATGCCGCCAAGGCACACGAAGTCAGAATTTGCTTCTTTTTTGCTGCCATCGTGGATGGTGGGCCGTAATCCAAAACTCAAAATTATTCAAGTCACGCACACAGGAGAACTCGCCATTAGATTCGGTCGTAAGGCCAAGCACTTAATTGATAGTGAAGAGTACGGAAAAATTTTTCAAACTAGACTTCAAGAAGATTCGCAAGCTGCAGGAAGGTGGGAGACTGCTCAGGGTGGTGAATACTTTGCAGCTGGTGTTGGTGGAGCAATCACCGGTCGTGGCGCTGATTTGTTAATTATTGATGACCCCCACTCTGAGCAAGACGCGATGTCCGCTAATGCATTTGAGAACTGTTATGAATGGTATACGAGTGGACCTCGTCAAAGACTTCAACCGGGGGGCCAGATTGTACTAGTCATGACACGTTGGTCAAAGAAGGACTTAACAGGGATTTTAATGAAGAATCAAAAAGATGTTAAGGGTGATCAGTGGGAAGTGGTCGAATTTCCGGCAATCATGGACCACGGACCAGTGTGGCCTGAGTACTGGGGCCAAGATGAACTCGATAAGGTAAAAGCAACCCTACCAGTTGGCAAATGGAATGCTCAATGGATGCAAAATCCAACTTCTGAAGAAGGGGCCTTAATAAAACGTGAATGGTGGCGTACATGGACTGAAGACGAGCCACCTGACTTGCATTATGTAATTCAATCTTATGATACAGCGTTTATGAAAAAAGAAACAGCAGACTATAGTGCTATTACAACGTGGGGAGTGTTTTATCCCGAAGAAGATAAACCCGCGAACTTAATTCTGCTCGATGCAATAAAAGAGCGTTATGAGTTCCCGGAACTTCGTCGTGTGGCTTTAGATCAGTATAAATACTGGAAACCAGAGATGGTTATCATCGAGGCAAAGGCTTCGGGCCTTCCACTCACATATGAGTTAAGACAGATGGATATTCCAGTTCAGACCTTTACACCAAGCAAAGGAAATGATAAGCATGTCAGAGTAAATACATGTGCTCCTCTTTTTGAATCTGGAATGATTTGGGCACCGGAACAGAAGTTTGCAGAAGAGGTAATTGAGGAATGTGCAGCATTCCCGCACGGTGATCATGACGATCTAGTCGATTCTATGACTATGGCTGTGATGCGCTTCAGGCAGGGCGGATTTATCCAGCACCCTGAAGATTATATTGATGAAAAACAACCGCCTAGGAAGATGGAATATTATTAATGTCTGGAATAGCTATTTTAAAAAGATTGTTGATGAAGCAAGCGATGAAGAAATCGAAAGATGCTTCTGGTATTATGTCTCTTAATAAAAATTTAGTTAATGATGTTGATAATACAGTTAAGAAATGGGTAGACTCTGCTAAAATACAAGGTCAAGACATAGATAAAATGGGTGAGCAAGAAATTCAATACATATTTGAACTTAATAAACCTAAAGCAGCTCCACATACTTTAGAAGAACTCGTTGAAAAGTTAGGTTTAAATGATCCTAAGAAAAATAAATTTTTACAGAAAGAAGCAGACGTTTTTGATTTAACTGGAAAGAAAATTGATACGAGTAAACCTATTCTGGGTGGTAAGAATGTTCCAGAAGGTGGTCCAGAAGTTTCTGGAATTGATGCCCTCTTAAAATCTGATTTTAACAAGGCCGCAGGTACTACGGATGTTGTAACTGAAACCATAGCCGTTATAAAATCTAAAAAACCAATTGACGCGATGAAAGAAGCAAATTCTGTAATTGCTAGAAAAGGTAAATATAAAAATTTAACACCAGAGGAGTCTAAAAAGATTTTAAAAGATACTGAGGATCATATCTTTGAAAGAGATATTAAATATGATGAATTTGGCGATCCCATTAAACCTGATCCAGAAGATTTTGCACATGGTGGGAGAACCGGGAGCGGTTTAAATTATTTGCTAGGTGAAGATGATCAAAATACGAGAGTGCCTTATGGAAGTGGAGACCGTGTCTGGACTCAAGAAGATTTTAATCAATATTTAAAAGACCGTCAACAAATGGAAAAAGAAAAACAAAAAAAAGATTTTTTAGATGATTTTGAAAAGTGGAAAAAGTGGAAAGAGACTGAAGGTGGTACTATAGGTTTTGCTGCAGAAGGCGGAAGAATAGGTTTAAAAAAAGGAAGTAAAAAATCATGGAGAGATAGAATAGCAGGTTGGACAGGTGGTGTTAATGTAATGGCAGGTGAAGCAGGATTAGAAACTTGGGATCTACTAAATAATTTATTACAAAGTGGAGGACTATACGCAGAAGGCGGAAGAACTGGTTTCGGAATAGGTGGCATGAGCCGTAGAGCATTTTTAAAATTAATGGGCGGCACGGCTGCAGGCGTTGGCGCTGCTAAATCTGGAATACTGGGTTTTTTAAAATCAAGTAAACCTTCAGTTATTAAAGAACTAACTTCAGTCCCAATTAAAGCTGGTGCTGATGGCATGCCAGCGTGGTTCAAGCCTCTTGTAAATAAAGTTATTAAAGAAGGTGATGACGTAAGTAAAAGACTTGCAACTCAAGATAGACAGATTGTCCATCAATCTACACTTCCTGATTCAAAAACTCCTGTAACGGTAACGCAGGATCTGACTAGTGGAAATGTCTCTGTTGATGTTGGAATGGGTAAACATGGTTTTGTAGATGGTCATTTAGGTCAACCGGTTAGATTAGAATATAGAGCGTCAGAAGTTATTGAACCTACTATTAAAAAAGGAAAAGAAATTAAAGGAACGAAGACCAAAGAAGAGTTCTGGGTTGAAGAAGCAGAATTTACTGGAGGACATCCAGAGAATGTAAAATTTGAAGAATCAATTTCTGAAAAATTCGGTCAGCATGGATCTGATTTTAGTGAAGTAGAAAAGTTTGCTACAGGTAAAGTAACTAAAGCAGGTACAAAACGTTTTATAGGTAAACCAGATCCAGGTTCTTCAATGAAGGATGATCTTGATTTCGCATCCGGGGGCCGTGTTCCGTTAGCCGATGGTACAAGGGATGCACTCGACCCTGAACATATGGAAAAAACAGACTGGATTAAAAAAAGAAGACAAGAATTAATTGAACAAGGTATTATTAAACGTAAATCGTTTTCCGAACAAGACATAATTCCTCCTGAAAATTATCTTTTAGAAGCAATTCAAAATCCTGAAATTTATTTCCCTACAGAAAATACTCCAGAAGAGTTAGAAAATATTAAAAGAAATTTAAGATTAAAACAGGAAGTAAAAGACGGCGGCCGTGTTCCGATGATCTTTGGCGGGTCTACGGGATTAAAAGCGATGTGGAAAACGTTATTAAAAAATATCTCTAAAGGAAGAGATAAGCCTGTTCAGAAATTTTTCCCTAAAACGTCCGTTGAAGATAAAGAAATATTGAAGATGGGTGAAACATATAATTTGCCTGGAGCTAAATCATGGTCTTCACAAGAGCTTGCATTAAAGTTGGAAGGTGTTGATCATCTCATAGCTAGACTTAAACTGGATAAAAAAATGATAGAACAGGTGGCAGCGAACAAGGCTATGAAGGATGAAGGACTGGATTTTTTAATGAAACATTTGGAAAAGTCGGATTTAGGGTTTCCTAAATACCTTAACAAATACACTGATATTGATAAGGACATTTTACAGTTGGAAACGATTAAGAAAAACTTAGTTATGAAAGATCGTAAGCTTAACGCAACAGGCGGCCTTGCGCACATGTTAGGCGAATAATGCACATTAAAGATTATAACGATGCAATGAAATTTTTTAGAACTTACGATAGTGTAGCTTCT